TCGGCGTGGAAGGCATGCAGGGACAGGTCCGCTTCGCGCACCTGGTCGTCGGTCCACCTGGCGATCGTCACCGGGTCGATCGACCTGGTGGACACCAGACCGATCCCGGGGACCAGCACTTTTTCCAGTTCGTCGGGCAGGTCGTCCAGGTCCAGGTCACCGTCCGCCTTCGACAGATCGTCCAGCATGTCGGGCAGGGCTTCCAGGTACGCGATCGCTTCGTTGACCGCCTTTCGTGCGTCGGCCGCTTCCACGGGGATCGACGATACCAGGGGAAGCAGGACGTGCAGCAACTGTTCGGCCGCCGCGGGGAACGCTGACGGAACTTCGCTTGCTTCGTGCCCACCAGTCACCTTGATCGCTTCCAGGTGGGACAGCAGATCAGACAGGACCGGGCCGAAGTTCCGCAGGACACCGATCCGCTTCGGGTCGTTCGTCAGCCTGGCGGCCCGGTCCACGAACCCGGGTACCTTGTGCGCCAGGCTGTGCGCCAGGTGCCGGGCCTGCGCCACCAGTTCGCCGGGCTTCGGGGGATCGGGTTCCGGCTGCTTCGCGGCTTCGGTCGGGGCCGGTTCTGGTTCTGCCTTCTTCGATCGGTGGGGGTCCATGCACCGCATGATCAGGAACCCATCGGCAGCGTGCAACAGGTTGACCTTGCCGAACGCGCGCCGCAGTTCGGCCGCCAGTTGTTCCGGCGTGAAGCCCCGCTGGAACGACCCCGACCTGGTGCGGATCCCGTCGTGTTCGGGGGTCCCCTTCGTGCCTTCCAGGTCGGCGGGGGTCCAGACGACGACCAGGGCGCGGCCGTCGGGCTTCGTGGCGCCAGCGATATCGGCGATCGCCGCGCGTCTGGCTTCCGGTGGCAGCACGTTCAGCACGTACGACGACAGCACCGTGTCGTACTTGCGGCCCAGTTTGTCGCGGCCCGGGGCGAAGTTCGGATCGTATTCGGTAACGTTGTCCACACCCCGGGTTTCCCGCATGCGGGTTGTGTCGTGGTGCGCCTTGCCCGACCCGTGGTGCAGCACGTCCCCCTTGATCCATTCCCAGGCACACGCCATGCGGACCGGGGCCGACGTCCCTTCCCGTTGCCGGGCGGTCCGGGCGGACGCCAGGACGTCGGCAGCGGACTTCGCGGACAGGTGCAGCACTTCGGGGTGCGCGGTCAGGATCTGCCCGATTTCAAAGTCCGTGGGCGGGTCGTGGCGGACTTCACCCTGGGCCGGGTACATGGCACCGCCGTCGTCCAGGGCAGGGGTCGCGATCGTCTGCTTCTGTGTGTCGGTCATGGGTCACCTTCAGGTACTGGTCCGGGGCACCGTCGCAGGGACCGGTGCGTTCCGGCGCTTGGGTATCTTGGGGCGCGGTGCAGGCCGCGTCCTAACCTTCGGCTGGTCCGGGTTCACCACCGGACCGGGCACAATTTCCGCCACGCAACGGCAGTGGAAATGATACGGCGGCAGTATCATATTGTTTTCGGTCAGGGTCCGGGTGCCGCGGGTACCGGCCCCACGGGGTATCCCCAGTCCCTTGAACTGTGACACCTTCAGCCAGGGCTGCGCCGACCGCACCCCGCCTGGTGTCGTCGCCCCCAGGATCGCGTCCATCTGGCCAGACGCTACACGTAGCGGAAACCGCTTTCTATTCATGGTGTTACAACGATCACAGGTGCGTTCGTCACTGGGGTTCAAGATCTCGATTTGCCGGACCCCCACCCGACGGAAGGCGTCGATCGATCCGGCGGTCCGGGCCGTCGTCGCAGCGTTCGTCGCCAAACCGTCGTGGTACGTCGCAGCCGTACCCTGCCACCCGGGCGGGACTGGACCAGCGGCGTCGGGCCGTACGTAGTCGGCCGGCACCACGTCCAGTTCCCGTTCTAGGGCTTCGCCCAGTTCCTTCGCCGCGTCTTCTCCGGTCAGCCCCTGGCGCACGATCACATCGCGGGCCGTCCAGGCGATTCGGCGCGACAGGTTCTTGTCGTAATGATCGCCAACCCAGAAGACCTGGTGCCGGTTCAGGCGGTTGATCGCGTTGACGTCTTGCAGGTCGAACGTGGGCGCGATTTCCAGGGGGGTCGCCGCCTTTTCCACTCCGGGCAGTTCCGCCGGCGGAAGTGGCGGATCGATTTGTAGGGGCACCTTCGACGCGCCCAGGGCACGGCGCCAGGCGGCCCGCTTCCCCAGGGCGTAGAAGTGGGACACCTGGGACGTGATCGCCTTGATCGCCGCGTCGTCAAAGGCGTCCTTGTACGCCTTCCTGACAGCAGCCAGGATCGATCGAAGGGGTCTGCCTGCCCTGGCTGCGGACTGGGCCGCCCTGATCGCTTTGCGGGACGCCTTGATATGGAACTCGCCCAGGGCGCGGCGCAGTTCCGCTTCGCGGATCAGGATCTCTTTGAACTCGGGCGGGCCCGCAGCCTTCAGCACGGCCAGGCGCGACAACGCGAAGTCGGCCGCGTGCTTTTCCAGGTCGTGGTCCGCCATGCACACGTCAGTCGCCCTGTTCCGCCCAGTGGACGGCGCGCTGGATTTCGGCCTGGGCGGCGTTGCCGATCCCCACCAGATCCATGATCGTCGCCTGCCGCCATGCCTTCGCCACTTCGTCTTGCGCCGACGGCTGGACCGGCGCGACAGTCTGCCCGATTTCCGTGGGGCCCGCGGTCCCGCCGGTGTTCTTCACCCGGTCGGCCATGGTCAGGCTAAACGGCTGGTCCGGATCGAACTTCGACGGGTCCAGATCGGGGATATCCGCTGCATTCTTGAACACGTCTTCGATCACCAGGCGGGCGAGGCGCGGTGTGACACCACCGGTGCGTTCGCCCTGCGCCAGCATTTGGATCAGCTCTTTGTTGTCGGTGACGTTCGGGGTCCGGGATTCGAAACGCCAGTACCTGATCCCCAGGTCGGTTAGGATCAGGTGGTTGATCGTCCAGTCCACTTCTGTCCGTTCCGGCCCGAACACTTGCTCGTCGGCCAGTTTGCGACCGGCTTCTGTGTTCGCCTTCGTCACTTCGGCTTCGGCCCCGACGAAGATCCGGGGGATCCGGAACGACCGCCGGATCGCGTCGCGACAGTTCCCGACGTACCCCTGGAACAGCGCGTCCCGCAGCTGGACGTCGGTCATGGGCTTGATATCGATCCGCACCTGCCCGCTGTCTTCCCCTTCCACGTCGCCTTCGGCTTCGACGACCAGGAACCGGGACATATTGTCGTCGGACTGTAGGATCTCCGCGTACGTTTCGATCCGCTTGATCGTGGCTTCGGTCAGCATGCCATTCGACACGGCGAACACGGCCGACGGAACGTTGTTGTTGCTGATCGTGGTCAGGTTGATTTCGCCGGCCTTGCGTTCACCCAGGATCGACAGCAGTTCCCCAATGTACCGGGGGATACCGTACGGTGACCGGGGCGAGTAGATCCGGAAGTGGATCACTTCGTTCGCCCGGCGCCCTTCGGGCATGGGCTTGTTCGTGCCCTTCCAGTTGTCCACTTCTTCGGGTGGCACGTAGTCCCCGGTTTCGTTGTCCATGACCCGCGGATCCCCGAAGGACTTGAACCAGCGGATCTTGCCGATCCGCCGGCTGACCATTTCCCGAAGTTCGCCCTGACGTTCGCGAAGCAGCAGGGTCTGTCCCTGGGCGAACGCTCGGAACCGCTTGTACGTCGGGACCTGTTCGATCTGGAAGTCGTTGTCCACGATCTGGATCACCGGGACGTTCACCTGGGTGAATTCCTTGTCTTGGATCCCCAGACGTATCTGATACGACGGCAGCTGCTTCAGTCGCATGATCCGCTTGCCCTTGCGGGTCCGGATCACTTCCCAGTACGCGTTCCCTGTCGCTTCCAGGTCGGTCCGCGTGTTGCGTCGGTGGGCCGTGAACGACACGTCTAGGGCGATCGATTCGAACAAGTTTTCCAGCAACACCTTTTCGAACTTGGCCCGCTTCTTCACGGCGTCCGGAACCTTCGTGTCTTCGATCCCCGTAAACCGACTGACCAGGCGGTGCCCGAAGCCTTCGATATTGACTTCCATGGCTTCAATCGCCCGGGACAGCTCACCCGACAGTTCCGGGAACCGGGACAGGGTGGTCAGGTTGTACGGGGGCGGGACAAGGCGGTCAGCCCATTCGGTCCAGACTTCGGATTCCGCCAGGGTGCGCGATGCTTCGGCCGGAGTGTCCTTGTCGGGTTCGACGCCCACCTGCTTCTTCGTCTTCGTCGGATGCCCGATGATCGTTGCCTTCACCATGCGCTGCGCGCGGCCGACGGCCTGCCCCGCTTCCTGATCGACGTTCGTTGCCATGTCGTCCCCCTGCTAGATCACACCGGGTTCGCGTTCCCGACGTTTCCGCCTTTTGTATCGCACAGCGCGCACTGCCAAGTCCAGCGCGTCGAAGGCGTGATCGTGGTCACCGTCCGGAAACCCCACCAGTTCTTCGATCAGCTGGTCCAGTCCCTGGGTAAAGATCACCTTGCCCGCTTCGAACTTCGCTGCCAGGTGGGCGGCGCGCTGGTCCTTCGACCTTTTCTGAAAGGCTTTGAAGATCGGAAGCCCCTTGCGCTTGCGCTTCACTTCGTCAACCAGCACGGCCTGGTACTGCTGGGCTTCGATCAGGAACTTCGCCACGTCGTGCCGTTCGGCCAGTTCGATCACCCGGGTCCGCTGCTGCACGAATTTCAGCCGGCCCGCCACGTGGTCGATCACGTAGTATCGATCGGTCACCTTGTCATACCGGATCACGACCAGTTCGAACAGGTCCGCTGTTTTCTTCAGGCTAGTTGCCAGGTCGCCGCCGCCGTACGCCGGCAGGCCGTCGGGCACCTGGTCATGCGGGATCACCCGGATATCGTCCCACTGGAACACGCCGCCGCCCACCATCTTTTTCGCGTCGCACAGATACTGCGTGGCGAAAATGATCGATCCCATTTTCGTCCGCAACGCCAGCAGGAAGGACACCGGGAACTTGTCCGGCCATTCGGCCACCCACCCGTCGGTGTTGTTGCCCCGCATGGCGGGGATCACCAGGGTCCGGGGGCCGTCCATGTCGGACTTGCGCAGGTGGCCGTACAGGTCGGCGGGGTGGTGTGGGACCCCACGGACCGCCAGGGCGCCGCCGGGTTCCAGGGTCGGCAGTAGCGTCTTGTAGAAGAACGTGTGCACCTTGCGCCGCATATGGGCGGTCCGGGATTCCGATTCGGACACCAGGTCGTCACAGATCAACACGTCATAGTGTCGGGACTCCACAGCGCTGTCCAGCCCGACCGTGGTGATCGTCGGTTCCTTCGGCTGCTTCGTGCGACCGGCCACCTTGATTTCGTCTTCGTCCCACTTCGCCCCGACCTGCGGCCCGAAGATCGCCTGCACCTTGTCGGATTCCAGGTGCCCCTTGATCTCTGACAGGAACGCCTTTGCGTTCGTGTGCGACTTCGACGCGATCAGGATCCGGACGTCGGGATCCTTCAGGACGCGCCAGACGGAATATGCCACCGTGACGATCGTGGACTTGCCGCTGCCGCGCCACCCCAGGACCAGGTTACCGTCCGGGAACCGCAGGGTGTGCTTCAGCATGCGAAGGTGGTGGGGCGCGACTTCGTATCCCAGGACTTCCGTACACAGCAGATCGATCCGGTCGTATTCCAGGATCTGGCGTCGCAACAGGTCGCGTTCTGCCCGTTCCAGTTCTTCGGCGGTTTCGACCAGTTCCCGGCGGGTGTTCCGGTCGTGCGCGGTCGCCGTTGTCACTGGTTACCCCCTTCGAAGTCGTCGGCGCAATGCCTTGATCCCCTTGACCGCGGCCGACGTCTTCGACTTTTTCGGCGACGGTGGCGCCGGCGCGGCCGGTATTTCGATCACCCGCGCTTCACCGTCTTCGCTGTCGTCAGGCAGGTCCAGCAGGTGGGTATCGTTGCCACGGGTCGCCAGTTCACGGATCCGGCGAATCCTCTGGTTGATATACGTCCGCAGTTCGGGGTCGGACATGGACCCGACCAGGTGCACCGACTTCTTCGGTTCACGCTTGATCAGCCCCAGGGTCTGCCCCAGCTT